CTTATACCTTCTTTTTTAAGTGTAATAGTCAAAGAATCCCAATAGTTATTTTCTGTCTTATACACATTAAGCCCATGTCTTTCAAAACCTAAGACATGTTCTAGATATTTTTGTTCCTCATCTGTTAGTACTTTTTCATATTTAAAAGTAGTAGCAGATTTCTTAGGCGACAAAATCCTGGAACTGCCTTCCAGCATTCCACCGTAAAGTACATGGTTTTTATTTTTAATATTTCCTGACTCCCTTTTAATAAAGTCAACCTGTACTATTTCATTAGGTAATTTAAACCCAACTTTTTCTTTAACTTCTTCTAATCCTGCCATTTCTATCATATTTAATTAATATTAACGTAATGGAAAAGATGGGATTTCAGTCCCATCCTTAAGCATCACTTATGCTAACAATGTAGGTAGAATGGTGGCTGTACGTGATGAATCAATAATTGCAGCAGCGATATTCCCATACCTAGTATACGTAGCACTATCCTCCATAGTACCCATATGCATGTTATTCACCTCACCGGTCCATGGGTTACGGAAACCGGACATATATCCACGAATATCTCCTCGCTTAGTACCAATCCTCTTGATATTCGGCTCTCTGTCAGAACCTACGAAGAAGATATCAAGTCTGTAACTTTCAGCTACACCCCCTTTTGGGTGAGCAATTTTGTTACGTACCTTGTCATCATACATAGAATCCACTTCAACTTTCAACCTGATGTTGTTAGGAAGTAAGTATTCTGTGAATTGGAATCCACCAGAGAAAGAATTCGAGTGTAAATTAGAGGCAACTTTTTGTACTGTCTCAGGGTTATAAGGATTAAGAGCAACCCAACCTGAAGCATCAGTAGCAGCAGCTTTAGATACAGAAGTAGCACCACGTCTACCTGTACGAATCATGAAGTCCGCTACAGAATCAGTATCCTCTCTACCTTCTACAAGGTCAGTAAGAATACTTTCAAGCAATTCCATAGAGATATCATCCGTAAAGACAACATTAGAAACTTCCATCTGTTCTCTAATACCAGCACCCTGCTTAATATAGAAACCAGACTTTCCTAAATCAGAATAACTGCCATCTTCCTCCCGGTTAGAACGAGCAAACATGTAACCACGGGATTTCTCCTTAGCCCATTGCTTGTCAAATTCCCACTCAGCATAAAGCATCCAAACAGTAAATTCTTTAGTAGCACCATTGGCATCAGTACCTACGATAGTACCTGCAACTCTTTTATTAAGAAGTTTACCAGGAACCTTATGTTCCATACGTAAAGTAGTAAACCCATTTCTCATATCAATAGGGGATACGAAATTAATGTCCCCACCTTTCATAGACATAAGATCTTCCACAGGAGAAAAGTCCTTAGAAAATCTGACACCCCCTACAAGTTCTTCACCCGGAACACCCGTAATTTTTGCAGATCCCATTAATTTAGTCCTGTAATGCCATCCATCAGCTTGCTCTTCAGGATCAGCAATAACCCTAAATTGGTACACTTCATTTTTTGGTCCAACAAGGACATTAACATCAGAGAAATATTTCTCCTGAAATACAAGTACAACCTCTTCACCATTGATACCATTGTTATCAATAGAAGCAGTAATAGTCGTACCCGCAGTAACATAAGCGTAAACTAAAGGAACATTCTTCTCATCGTGCCCTTTTAATTTCCACGTAAAATCTTCCTCTTCTTCTAAAGTTTCCATAGGATACCTTTCAAGAACAGTAGCTAAATTATTTACACCAGAACCAGCTAAAAACTTAGTGATAGCAGACGTAAGCAATTGAGGCTTATTTCCGAATAACAAATCAATCTGGTTACCTGTCTCCAGTCCAGCAAAATTCGTAACTTCGGTCATTTGGAATTTACCTAATTCTAAACTCATCATATTTAATTTAAACGATTACAATTCAACAATTTCAGGTACGTTACTAGTTGACGGAACCATACCTGAACCTTTACTTCCCATATCAATACTTAAACCTTGTACCGCTGCTTTAAGCTTTTTAGCTGCAGCATTTTCTGCCCTTCTCTGTAACCTACTGATATCTTTAAACCCATTAGTAAGGGCATAAGCATAATACAGCCTGGTTTCAAAATCTACAGGATTATCCATCCTATCTTTAAGCATCGCATTTACCGGGGTTCCATCTTTAAGATAATCTACAGGAGTAGTCATAGCAGAATAAACACTGTTTCTCAGGTTATCATCTACTTTTACAGAACCTAAAGCTTTTTCATGACTATAAATAGTCTCCTTTAATTTCTGCATTTGTTCTTTTTCCTGATTAACTCTCTGTTCAGTTGCCTGCTTACTTGCAAGCTTATTATCTTCGATGTACTTGTTAGTCCTTTGTTCAATATTATCCCGGGATATTAAAGCCTCTTCTACAAGTTCTTTAGAAGCACGTATCCTATTAACATGTTTAGCAATACGCTCATGTTCCCATCCCTGGGATTTAAGGTCTTCAGTAATTAAAGCTACTGTAAGCTCTTCATTATCTATCAGGCTTTTTTCTGTAACACTGCCAACATCTTTAATAGTATTAGCTATAAGTGCGGCATTCTGTTCATCTATACCTGCCTCAATAGATTCTTGATAAGCTTTCTGCGCTTTAGTCAGACCTTCATACTTAGTTGATTCTATTGTAGTCTTTATCGCATCTACAAAAGAATCCTCATCTTTTATACCATCAGAAGCGGAAAGAATTCCTCGTTCTTTAAGAAATTCGGCTAAAGTCGAATAGACAGATTCGGCAGGGATGTCTTCAGAACCCTCCCCTTCTTCTGTGGTTTTTACTTCAGGAGCAGATTCCTCCTCTATTTTACTGACATTATCGAGAACTTCTTCGATAAGTTCAGGATTAATTTCTTCTTTAACTTCACCTTCTGTCTTAGTTTCAGATATAGTTTCTATAACTACCTCTTTTTCAGCAGTCTTGATAACAGGATCCACTGTAGTAGCTTTCTCTATTACCTCTGCGTTTAACATACTTAAATCTAATTCCATACCTGCCATAGTTTAAAATTAATATAATTCTTGTTACAAATTTAATATAAGTTCTATTATTTCCACTTAGTTAAAAATACTAGTATGGTAAATCTATTGCCGTTTAGCTTTTGCTTTACCTTTTTCTACTTCTTTTTTAGTCTTGTCTTTCTCACGTTCTAACTTCATAGTCTCATTAAGTTCTTTCATTTTAAACAGTAACTCTTTAGAACTTAAATCATTGCTATTACTTAGTTCGTTATCCACACCCTGTTGCTTCATTTGCTCGATAAGAACCTTAGTGGCATTATTAGAATCTGTCTTGTAAATTTCAAGATCAACATCCTTTTGCTTATCTATTTCTGCTGCAGCAAGCTGTTCTTTTTGCATCTCAGCAACCTGTTCTTGTTGCGCTTGTCTTTCCTGTTGCATTTTACTTTCTGCCACTTCTATCTTACGTCTCTTCTCTGCAATAGAGTCAGAAAATAATATATCCAGTACAGTAGAGAAACTACCCCCATTTTGCATAAATGCCTGAGAGTACATATCCAGACTTCTCTTCATATCCTTAGACTTAGAAGAAACAGTAAGAAATACCGAATAATCACTATCAAGAAATTCATCCCCGTCCACTTCAAATACTTCCAGAGAAAAATCATCCAAGATATTCTGCGCTATAGTCTTATTGTTTTTTAAAGCTACTTTAGATGTTTCCAGGAGTATCTGCAGACTTTCCAGTTTAAATTGTTGGTGCTGATAGAATTCGTACGCTGTACTGTTATTACTTTGCATTACGCTACGCTCAGTACTACCAACTGTAGCTGAAGCTTGTATAGCACCTTCTCTTTGTGGTGTAATACCTACAATTTCCGAAAGTTCCATCTTAATAAACTCTAGAAGGTTAACATGCTGCTGGATATAGTTACCAGTAGAACTGGAAATAGTTTTACCGGTAGTATTAAATACCCCGGCAAGTTTACCTGTAGCAGCTCCTTTTGTAGCTTCTTTAAAGGAGTCTATAAACATAATCCCTCCTTTATAAGCGTAGTTTAACCACTTAGATACTTCCCAACCTGCGGGTTTCTTAGCTAAGTCCATCTCAACTATGTTGCCCAGGTCTTTTTTGATAGCGTCAAGCAATCTATCCCATACAATATTATATAAATATTGATAAGGCTTCATTTTAGAAAGAAACGATACCACTTTACCTTCCGCCACAGAATTAACCCTACCAACAATACCTGGATGCCCTTTCGAAATATTTCCTTGTTCCCTAAACTGAACCGGGCGTGGTTTAATAGGTAAGTAAATGTCGTTACCTACCTTACCGCCTTGCCACCATTCTTCTACCCAATATTTAGTTAATTCCTCATTTCGTGTAGGATCAGCAATATACTCTTCAGACATAGTTTTTTCATAAGACTCCCCTGATTCAGGATCTATACCTGTAACTACATACACAAGCTTTTGAGATCTCCATAATACCCTAAGAACTCTATAGTTACCATAATGGTCTACAGAAGCATTGGTAGTAACAAAATCCTCATTAGCCTGCCCTACTGTGTCAAACATGCCTTCAATCAACAACCCTTCAGGGGATACATGGTAGCTACTACCCTGATCCCGATCATCAGTACCCCCAAGTTCTCCACTATTAATACGATCTATATCTGTAGCTTTTAAACTATCGTAATAGTTATCTACTACTTTACCAGGAGACCAGTACTCTTCAATAATAATAATATCAGCATCAGAGATCTTTGGTGAATAAGAATTATATAAAGTATAAACTCTTTTAGGATCAAGTTTGAATATAGCAACAGAATTAGCTATTATATCAAACATCAGAAGTTGCTCACCAAAAATAAGACGGTCAAGCATACAAGCGTTAAACACTTCTTCCATATTAAGTTTATTCCAATAATACTTAAGTATCTTGGTAGCTCTGACTTCTTTTATATCTTTCCAGGTATACTTAAAATAAAGCTCAAGATCCTGCATAGCCTCCTTAAGTTCTTCCTCACTAAGTTCAGATTGTAAAAGAACCATTATTTTTTCATTAATAGCCTTTTTCTTTTCTTCCTCTTTACGTGTAATACTAGCAGGATCCGTAACCATAACAGCCCAGTCAAAGGCTTCTTTAGTAGCTTCACCAACTAATAATTCTATCTTAGGACGTAACAATGGCCTGTTCTGTATTTCCCGAGGGACAAATGCACTAAGTACACCTGCCGAACTAACCGTAGCAGCGACGTCTGACATAGTAAGCTCCCCGTCGAACAGCCTCGAATTAATATACTTCTCTTTAATAGATGAGCGCACTTCTTCGCTTACATTATACGAAATACTACCATCAATAGCATCAACACATTCTTCTCTCCAAGCTTTAGTTTTCGCTTTAAATCTTTTTTTCTGGGGCGGTAACTTTATTGGTATCATAATATTTAGTATTAAAAGTACTCTTATATACTATGTATATAAGGGTAAACGTTAAAAATAAACTTCATCTTCTATAGCATAGTCAGACTCAAATGTCCCGTCAGTAAAGAACGGATCTGTATTGTAATCATCCTTGTCATCTTTTTCCTTAAGGCTATTCTGATAAGATTTAGCTCTGTCAGCTCTTAGGATAAATAACATAATCCCTGCAGAGATACGGTCAAAATTACCATCCTTACTCCAGGATATTGCTTCACGTATGTAGCCAATAGATCTTATATGCTTTAAAGTGATATCATCATAGTATTCAGAATAGGATAGCATCCAGTCAGCCTGTAGTCTTCTACCCCATGTATTAATGGAGGCGGTAGGTGGCGTACCGAGCTTTTTATTACCGTAACGTTCTCTTGTAGAAACATAATCCATATCCTGAAGAATCTGTGGAGTATCTGCCAAATACTTAAGAGCATTCCTTTTATCAAAATAAGCAAACATGCCTTTTAACTTATTCTCATAGTTAATATCCGCATTATAAAATACAGCCATCTTGTAAGCCAGATCAAAGTTCTGATCAGCAGTACGGAACCTGCCCGTCCATTCCCCCACTATATTGTCTGTAAATAAATCCATAACAAGCATAGAGAATGCAGAAGTGCCATAATCATCATCCACACTATCCACCCCTATTATATATCTACCGGCGGGGACTTTCCCGTCAATCCTTTTAGGTAACTCAAATAGCTCCACTATCCCTGGAGTAGAAAAATTCTTAATAGGCCATTCCCTTAAAGGCACTTTAGACATATCAGGTTTAAACTCTACCTGCTCATGTCCTGTCCATATTAAGTGCCCTACATAATGCGAAGCTGTAAAAGATTTTACTCTAGGTAGTATCTCAGCAAGATGTGCTTTAAGTTCTTCTACAGGAAATATACTTCCCTCTGTACGCATGATGGCTTCCTGTGGGGTAATAGCACCCTCTGCTTTCTTCTGCGCAATATCTTCCTGTTTAACCCCACTATATTTAATAGTAAGTCTTTCATCTATTATCTCTTCTAAAGCTTTAATAACATTAGAATTTCCGTCCTTATCATAACAGTCTGCACGATTAAGATAATCAGGAACAAAAAACCCGGACTTTTGTTTGGCTACGTTTTTATCATATACATTATCGATGGGTAATATCCTGTAAGCATCAGGACTAGAGAACATAGCTTCAAGTCCTTCAAAATTAGCGTCTTTTTCACCCCCAGTACCAAAACTCAACATATATCCAAATACTCTATTACCATCTTCCAAAGACTTCTGTGCAATACGCCATGACTTTAAAATATTAGGAAATATGCCAGCCTCTTCCCAAAGAATAAGTTTACCCCTTTTACCACGAGCTTTACCTGGGTTGTTTTTAAGTGTAACACCAATAATAGAAGAAAGAAACCCATGGTCTACAGGGTCACCGGGTTTTTTATACCCAGCTTTCTTCTCCATCATAGTATCTTTGGCCCTAAGTTTCTTGGCAAAACCTACATGCTTATTAGCAAAATCCAGATAGTCCCAGGCTTTATTTAAAACTCCATCAGTATCTAAATACTCAGTATCCCCAGCAAGTGCATAAGACACACTTCGACCGTATAATTCATAATTCCTTATAAGCATAGAAGCAGCTTTATAAGAATACCCTTTACCACGAGATTTAAGAACAACACCATATTTCCCAGCAATAATACCTTGCTCTACATAATGAAAAAACAAATAGTCACCATCCCAAAAGTCTGGAAACCCCTGTACCCTATCAGCCTGTACACTTCCATCTTCGGTTCTTTCCCCTACAATAACAGTCTTCATTATAGGGCTATAATTAAGGTAGTAATAATGGTACCCTGTTACCCATTCACCATCTGACTTTCTTACATACCCATCTTTACATCTCCTTTTTTCTTCATCCCAGAACTTCCTGTAAGAGCTATTAGGGTCTTTAGAAGGGTACGCCTCAGTATATTTACCAGTCTTCTCAAAAGAAATAGCCGCAGCCCTGAAGTAGTCCATATTCTTCAGTACATGCGGCTTAGTAATATTAACAACAACCCTGCCTTTCTTGTCTTTTTTTAAATCTTGTATTGTAGGTCTTTTAGGATCCAGGTAATTCTGCAAGAGTCTGATAGTATCTACAAAATTATGTATCATACCATGCCCTTCCGTACCGTCTTTAAACTTAGTTTGAAATACACTGCTAATATCCTCAGGGTTTACACCGGACGTAACAGCAGGTAATTTAACTAGTTTTTTATTCCTATTTATTTTCTTCATGTCCTACCTTTGTATTTAACAAAGGTAATAAAAATTTTTAATCTATATCATCCTCATACATACTCTTCTCTCCAGACCCTGCTATCCCGCTTTCCATCTGTTGTTCTTTCTTAACAAATTTCTCAAGCGCTTCCAGATTATCCAACATAGAGGGAAGCCTGGATATAATTTCGGATAAGTCTTTTATTTCCTTAAGATCGTCCACATCAGACGAATCAATAGTATCTATAGCTTTTAAGAGTGCTTTATTTACAGATCTTATAAGCTTAATCTTAGTCGTATCCCTGTTATCTATATAAAAAGAAATAGCTGCAAAGGTATATTCATCAATCTTTATGTTACGTGTAGGATAAATTTTTTTCTTTATCTCTGCTATACTATCATTTACGTTATCAGAAAGGTTAGCAAAGTCTGACCTGTAATCAGCAGCAAAATATATAAGCCCAAGCTCTAAAGCCGCAATCTCATTAGAAGAATACTTATCCCTAATAGCTTTGAAGTGATCTATAAGCCAGGCTTGAGGTAATATTTCTACTACCCCGGCATCATTGACACTAAACAAATCCCTCATACATAAATCCATTTAAGTTCCCTCATACTCAAAAACATATAAATCTCCCCATCAATCTGCTCAAGAGGAACCACTAGTTGCGTATTATCAGGACCGATATCATTCTTAGGTGCGCTATACTTTACCTTAAACCTGTTAGGGTCAATTTCTACCCTATCCCCTATCTTTACATCAGCATTAGGTCCTACAGCTACTACAACCTGGTCAGTAAGTACATTACCCTTCTTATCCTTAAGTATGATACCTGAAGCGGTAACAGACTGTGTAAAAGATGTAGTCAGGATATGATCAAATAACAACTTCACCTTAGGATACACAACTTTATTATTAGCTTTTGTAGTCTCTTTATTAAGAGAAATCAATTTAGTCTTTTTTGTCATTTTGTTTAAAATTAGTTTTAACAATCGTTTTACCGTACTTATGTAGAATTCTCCCTAATCCGGGAACCTTAATATTAACTGCCTGTTTCTTTTTCTCCTCAAAGTTAAGGTATTGATACTTAACCTTGGTAAGTAACTTATAAATAAAATAATAATAATGATTATACACCCTCCATATAAGGTCCTGAGGATAACCTGTCTCTTTAGACACTTCCTTTACAATCCTTTCCAGGATAGGATCCCTCATGCTATTTCTCTTATGCATTTCTTCTATTTTTTTCGTAAAGCCTCCGGCATAGTACCACTTCCTTGGGAAA